CCTACTACGGCAGCGGATCACCTGAGTGGGTCGCGGCGCACGGCAACAAGCTGCACCACCTCGGCGAGGTCGAGGCCCACTTCCCCATCTCGCCGGTGACCGAGGAGAACTACCGGCGATGACCATTCACCGCTGCGCGCGCACTGCCCAGAACTCTGGGTCGACTCGCCCTGGTGGAGCGCCAGGAGGGGGCGCGCGCAGCACCGTCTTCCCCTGGGTCCCCGGCAACGACGAGATGATGCACGTCAGCGCCTTCAGACTCCAACCGCGCGAGGGCCGCTGCCGGGTAGGGCAAGCGCTGGGGTCCCAGGGGCTTTCTCTCACAACCGTGGCCACTGGCCGGGCCGCCCCTAAGCGGCGGTCGACGATCCTCCTCGAGACGGGGAACGCGGCCCGGTCAGTGGCCCTTCTTCGCGTGCACCCATGCTCACGCTAGCAATCGACATCGAAACGTTACCGGACCTGGAGTCCGAGGTGTTGGAGCTGCTGCGCAGCAAGCTCGAGGCGCCCAGCAACTACAAGGACCCGGCTGCCATTCTGCGGTGGAAGGCCGAGGCCGAGGAGAAGCTGGTGGACCGCGCCGCGCTTTCACCGCTGACCGGACGCATCGTGGCGCTCGGCTACTGCTGGGTGCCGCAGGGGGTCGAGTCCATCACGGTCGATACGGCACCGACACCCGAGGGCGAGCTCGGCCTGCTGCAGCGCTTCGCCGAGGCGCTATTAGAGGCCGCGCCGTTGGAAGACGACCGGCTGCAGTGGACGACGTTCAACGGTCGCACGTTCGACCTGCCGTTCCTTGCTGCTCGCTGCGCGCACCTGGGCGTGTCGCTGCCGGCTCGGCTGCCGTTGGGCGCGGACAAGTATCGACGCCACCGCGACGTCTACGAAGACGTGCTCAAGCACTTTGGCGGCACGCTGGGCGCGTGGGGAGCCCGCATCGCTCGCAAGGCTGCGCACGGCGACGGCGCGCAGGTGGCGCAATGGGTCGTGGAGGGGCGCTGGGACGAGCTGGTCCTGCACTGCCGCCGCGACGTGGAGATTCTCGTTGACCTGTATTCCCGCTTCTCGGAGGTGATGACGTGACGACAACGACAGCAGCAGCAATCGACAGCAACCAAGTGTTCGTGGTGCGGACGGGTCTGCTCTGGGAGTGGATGTGCGTCCCAGAGACGATGGCGGATGCCGAGGCGACGGCCGCCATGGAGCATAAGGCCGCCTTGCCCGGCGATGCGCGCGGCGGCCTTCTGGCCGATCGCTGCTACGGCGGCTTCCGCTGTGGGGAGTCGCCGCGGCGGCGCCATGTCTGCATCGCCTCTGGCGACTACACGTACCTGGGGACGAACAGCCCCATGGACAAGGCCAAGAGGGCGGAGCGCTGGCTGGAGCTCATCAACGCGAACGCCGGCGGGAACGCTGGGTTCGTCGGCGGGGGCCCCTTCACGGCTGACGCGCCGAGTCAGGAGGTCGCATGACCAAGCGACAAGAGATGGTCAAGCGCGAGACGAACAGAGCGCTGGACCCGAAGGCCAAGCTGAACGACCTGGCGAACTACCTCAACCGCTACGGGGAGAGCAACCTCAAGCAGGCCGTGCAAGGCCAGCTCAACTCCGACCGGATGATCCGGATGGTGTTGAGCGACGTCTCCCGCAACCCGCTGTTGCTCGCTTGCACGCCGACCAGCATCGCCGGCTGCCTCAGCTTCGGCGCGCAGGTGAGCCTCATGGTCGGTGGCCCGCTGGGCTACGTCTACATGATCCCGCGGCGCAACAAGAACCTCGGCAACCGCTACGAGGCTAACGCGCAGCTTGGCTACAAGGGATACTGCGCCCTGGCCTACCGGTCAAAGGAGATCGCGCGGCTGGACGCGGCGTGCGTGTTCAAGGGGGAGGCCTTCGCGTTCGATCGCGGCTCTGGCGTGCTCGAGCACAAGTGGAGCTGGGAAGGCGAGAAGGCGGACGCGGAGCTGGTCGGCGCCTACTGCTTCGCGCAGCTCAAGGGGTCGCCGGAGCTGATCGTCGAGGTGCTCACGCGCAAGCAGATCGAGGCGCGGCGCGCCCGCAGCGACTCGTGGCGCCGCAATGCCGCGCAGAGCCCGTGGACCACCGACTTCCAGGCGATGTGCCGCAAGACGGCCATCCTCGCGCTGCTGCGCGGCGGCCGGGTGCCGCTGTCGACCGAGCTGGAGGTAGCACTGGAGAAGGAAGAGGATTCGTCGGTGGCTGGCGCGGAGCCCGTCGAGATGGAGGTGCTCACCGAGGCCACCGTCATCGAGAACGGCGCTGGCTCCGACGACACCGACCCGCCACCGTCCGAGGACGAGCTGCGCGGCATGACCGGCGACGGCACGCTGTGGGGCGAGGACAGCCAACGCGCCGGCGACCCGCCGCTGGGGCAGGAGGACCCGGGGTAGGGAGGCGACCATGGGCGGGGTAGGGAACAACGGGCTTGTCGAGCCCTGCTACCTGTGCGGCGAGTTCCGCCAGGATGTCGAGCTGGTCGAGCTGCCGGTCGGGCCGGTCGTCGACGGCGACAGGAACACAGTGCCAACGCCGGCGTGCTCGGGTTGCGCGGACCTCTACACGCAGGACCGCGAACTCGAGCGCGCCGAGCTGGCCATGGCCGCCGCCAACGAGCAGCGGCTGGACGAGCGGAGGGAGAGGGGGAGGTGAGCCACACCTGGTTCGTCTCTGGCATCCCCAAGCCGCAACCGCGCGGGCGGGCGTACGCCGTGCGCATCGGCGAGCAGTGGACTGCACGTGCCTACATGCCCTCCACCGCCGAGGCCTGGAAGAGCGACATCGTGCGCACCCTCGGCGCGCCGACAGCTCGCATCGACGGACCGGTGCGCGTCGACATCGTGTTCCTGCTGCCGCGGCCCAAGCACCTCATGCGGAAGAAGGACCCCAACGGCCCGGTGTGGTGCCCGGTCACCACCGACCGCGACAACCTCGACAAGGCCGTGTTGGACACGCTCTATCAGCAGGGTTGGCTGCGCAACGACGCGCAGGTGGTCGCCGGCGAGATCCTCAAGCTCTACCACGCCAAGGAAGGGCGGCCCGGCGCGGTGATCCGCTTGGGCCATGTGAGCGAGCTGCCGGGCGTGCCGCTGTGGGCGATGGTGCAGCTCACCGCGGACGTGGAGGCGCCGGCCGCCAAGGAAGGAGACCCGCTGGCATGAGAGAGCCCTGCCCGCACCCGCAACCCGCGTTGGTCTCGGTCGGCTCCGCGCTGTGGTGCTGCGACTGCGGCAGCCTCTGGGAACGCCGCTTCGACGGCTGGCAGGCGCCAGGAGACCGCGCAAGCGCCAAGCGGCAGTGGAACCGCATTGCCACCGCGCTACGCAAGCCAGAGTCAACCAGGCGCGTCAGGCGCAAGAGGAAGGCGGTGGGGGTGTGAGCGCGACCAACGGAACCGCCATCACGGCCAACGACCTGGTCGAGAGGCTGGAGGCGCGATACCCGGAGCCGCAGTGGCTGACATTCGCTGAGGTGCGCGATGGGCCCGGCTGGAACCGCAGGACATGCGACTTCGTGGCCCTCAACGCCTGGGAGAGCGGCGCCCAGCGGCTCGTCATCTGCGAGACCAAGGTTAGCCGCACGGACTGGCGCCGAGAACTTGAGGACCTCAACAAGAGCGCACGATTCCGCGCCATGGCTCACGAGTGGTGGATCGTTGCGCCATCCAAGGTGGTTCCCGTCGAAGAGCTGCCGCCTGGCTGGGGTCTCATGGAGAGTTGGGGAGACAAGCTGCGCTGTGCGCGCAGGTGTGTTCCCAACGAAGCGGCGACTGGCCCCGACCCAGAGTTCTGGGTGATGCTGCTCCGCGACCTGCGCCAGCGGTATAAGGACTTGCAGAAGGAGCACGGGCGCTTCGCTGAGTTCGCCGGACGCAGCATCGGCATCGCCGACCTCGAGCAACTCGCGAACAAGTATCACCGCCACACGCTGGAGCGTGAAGCTACCGCCATCCTACAGCGCAAGCAGATGGAACGGCGGGCCGAGGCGAAGGCGAAGGGAGAGTGGGCTGCTGTCGAGCGACGGTGGCACGAGTGGATCAATGCCACGTTCGGCTGGGAGTTCGCGCAGAAGAACAACACGCCGGATGCCGCCTATCGGGCGATGGACTCGCTGGCGCGCTGTGTCCGGTTGCTGCGGTCCATCGGTGAAGATGAGGCGCTGCAGGGATTGATTGCGGCGCTTCGAAAGGCGGAGGCCACGCCATGACTCCCCCCGGCCTCGCCACGCAGCTCCCGCCCGCCACCTACCGCACCGCGAAGGGCGCCACCGTCACCACCACCCTGCTCGACGACGACGCCTTCGCCATCGTGCTCGAGCTCGCCGAACAACCACGCGCGTCCCAGTTCGTCCGCGACCTCGCAGGCCGCGGGTTCGGAGGGCTCAGTAGGGACCAGATGGTGTGGGTGCACAAGCTGGCCATGGAGGTGAGGAGACAATGACACCCAATAATGGCGTGACCTGGCAACGCCTTGCAGCCATCGGGAAGGAAGTTGTCCAGCGCTGGGGTGGGCCGCCCGCGGCAAAGTGCGACACCGATGACCGCCGCTTACTGTGTGTTGCAGCGCGAATCGCGGAGTTGGTCGAGGACTTACTGACAGAGGTCAAAAAGGCGAACAGGTACAACGGGGTGGACCGGCGAGAAGTAAGGGAACTGGAGAAAAAATGGCGCATCCAGGCCGAGCGTGCAGCAAGGTGCAGAGAGCACATCAGTCGAGTCGGTGGGCTTAGTAACCGCGACGCGAATGAACTAGTTGATTGCTGGGGTACGCATCAAGACTGGTGCAACGAGTGGCTGTTCCCGCATCCCTCAGACCATCGGATGCGAGAGCGTGGGTCCAAAGCGTTCCTCAAGCGCATCGCCAAATGGAGGCCGAAGGCGCAGAGGCGCCTCGCGCGCATTCGCAGGAAGGAGTCACCAACAAAGTGACCATGCCACCCACTCTCCCCCTCTACGCCCGCGACTGGCTCACGGATTCCAACGTGCGCCTGATGCCCGCGCTCGCACGCGCCTACTACGTCGACCTGCTCTGCCAGTGCTGGCTCAACGACGGCTACATCCCCGCCGAGCTCGAGGACCTGCAGAAGCTCGTCGCCGGACCCAAGCGCGAATGGCAGGCCGTCTGGCCGCACATCGAGCCCCGCTTCCCCAGGGACCCCACCGACCCGACCCGCCGCTTCAACCGCCGCCAGGCTCGCATCATCGCCGACCAAGATGCCTACCGGCAGGCCAAGTCCCGAGCCGGCAAGGCCAGCGCCCGAGCCCGAGCAGAAGCCCAACACAACGGCCAACAGGAGGCCAACAGAACAGGCAACACATGACCAACAGAACGCCAACAGCCTGTTGCGATTCCGTCGCCAACGAACGGGTCAACGAAATTCAACCTGCATCTGCATCTGCAGTACCAGAGTACGTACTAACCCTCTCCCCCCTCCTGGTACATCCGCTAGGAAGGGTATCCACGGGTACCGTACCAAGACCCACCCCGCCGACGCCCAACCGCCAGGCCGTTCCCAGGGGGGGTGGGGAGGTTCGCTACGCTGCCCAGGAGACCAGACCATGAGCTGGTCCCACCCAGAGTGGCTCCAGAACGCACTCGAGCTCCTCAAGCGCGCCGCCGGAGTCGAGGCCATCACCGGCCGCTACGTGGACACCTTCCGCAAGCAGCTCGTCGCCTTCGGGCAGAGCGACCTGATGCTGGAGCTCGACCCCAAGTGCAAGGCCCAGCTCGAAGCCTGCATCGCCTTCAACGACTCGCTCGCCAAGCGCAAGCGGATGCGCCAGTCGCTGCGCACGCTCATCGAGGACGGACGCTGGCGCGAAGCTCCCAGCCTCACGCCGCCCCACCCGGAGACCGCGGGCTCATCGCCACGCTGGCACCACGACGATGCCCAGAAGCTCGCTTTCCAGCGGCGACTCGACGAGGAATACACCTACCTCGACCGCAACGGCATCGAACGCGACAGCGAAGCACTCTGGCGACGCAAGGCCGTCATGGCCGCCAAGGGGTTCACCACCATCGAGGAGTTCGAAGCCTGGCAGGCTCGCTGCCAAGACCGTTGGGAAGCCGACCGAGCCAAGCACCGAAGCGCTACACTGGCCCTCGTCAACAAGCTCCGAGTCGAACAACCGTGAAGCGCAAGGACGGTAGAGCAGGGCCGAGAAGCGAAGCCCAGAAGGCACAGACCGAGGCCGCTCGAGCCGTCGCCATCCCCAGGCCCCACAGGAGCGCGTGGAAGCCAACGCCTGCGCAAGTAGCCGCGATCGCCGTTGCGATCTCTGATCCCGCAGCCACCCCAGCCGAGATCGCCGAGCAAGCCGGTGGCAGCCTCAACCGATTCCGTGAGTGGCAGCGTGATCCAAAGTTCCGGCGCTGGTGGGACACACGCCTCAACCGAGCCTTCGCCACACGCCGAGGCCAAGCCTTTCGCAAGCTGTGGGAGTTGATCGATTCAGACCAGGTCACTCATTCCACGAAGCTGGGAGCTCTGGATAAGTTCCTCAAGCACTGCCAAGCGCATGACCGGAAACCAGGCTCGGCAATCTTGACGCTGCTCAAAGCCTTCCCCGCGCGACGCCCAGACGGGGCCGATTCCGAGGCCCTCGTGGTGCAGCAGGACGCACACGGCAACGCATCTGCGGCCTACCTGCGGCGCAAGCAGATCCTCGCACAGGCAGAGCTTCGTGGGCGTGAGCTGGGTGTGATCGATGGGCCGATGACGGCCGAGTCCGCAGCGTTCGCCGCGCTCGCTGAAGTGGAGGGGGTGGGCATGACAGACAGTCAGGACACACAAGATGTTGTGGTCGAGGAGGGTGCGGACGGTGAGCTTGATGGTGGTTATGATGGAGAGTTGGGGAATGGCAAGGACTTAGAGCAATCGGGCAACGCACCGTAATCCTTATTATGGGAAGTAACCGTGACAACCTCGGCCCCCTGCCGAAGCGACGCCAAGCACTCGATCGGTTCGTGCGTGGGGAGGAGGGCCCCGCCTCGGGTGAGCTGCTGCGTCGACCTGAGCAACCGCGTGCGGGTATCCCCCCCCTCGAGAATCACGACGGTTCACTGAGCCACGGACACTGCCCCCCATACGTTGCACCGCCGAATTCGAGTCCGTGGTTGCTGGTTCGTGTTCCGTTCCTGCCGCGGTTCGTGAAGGGTCGCCGAGGTCGGTGTGTTTGCCGCAAGGGGGAGGATGGTCAGTTGGTGGCCTACTGGCACTGGGGTGGTCGAGCGGAGTGGGAGGCTCAGTATTGGGCGGCGTGCGTGCGGCTGGCGGTGGGTGCAGCGACGCGGGAGATCAGCTACGCGGAGTGGGACGAGGGGTTGGAGTTGGTGCGCGGGTTGGTGGAGAAGAGCGTTCCGTGGCGTGGTGCGGCGGACGTGCTGAAGAGTTGGCTGGCGAAGCGCGGGCTGATGATGTGCGGTCCGCTCTACAGCCGGCAGGCGGTGGAGTGTTGGGTGCGAGTGATTCGCGACGCGGTGGGGAAGAGGCGTCGCGGCAGCATGGAGGTGTGGGTTCGGTTCTTGGCGGAGCGGGTGGAGATCTTGGACGGGACGGTGGTGGATCCGCGGAATGTTGGGATCGACGATCCGTTCGACTTGCTGGCGAGTGGCGAGTGGTTGCGCGATGGGTTGGTTCGCGGCGGGATGCTGGGGCATGGTTGGCAGGTGCGCGGGTTGGTGATGCAGGGAGAGGACTTCTTCCGGGTGGAGGGTGAGCGGAGGGTTGGTGATCCGCCGGAGGAGTGGGAGGGCGACGAGGAGGCGGACAAGGACCTGGAGTTGGCGGAGCGGATTGAGCAGGTGTTGGGGTTGTGAGTTCGTCGAACCGCCCTCTGATCCAGCGCCGGACGTTGGACCGGTTCTCGCCGGAGATGATGGCCTACTTCCGCGCGCAGCAGGAGCTGTGGCGAGCTGGGCGTGTTCGGCTGGAGGACTACTTCGACGACGAGCTCGGTGCGTGGTATGCGCAGCCGCTGGCGTCGAAGGTGATCCACGACAAGGCTTCGTTCTTCGCGAGCGTGGGGTATCGACCGAGCTTGCCTGCGTGCATGTTCCACGGGAGCACGGCGAAGGTGCGGGTCTTCAGTGGTGGAGCGCGTGCGGGGAAGAGCTTGGCTGCGGCGATGGAGCTGTGCCCGATCCTGATGAGCCCGGGCACGAACACGTGGCTCGTGGGGCCGGAGTACGACCAGTGCGTGAAGGAGTTCAGCTACGTGCTGGCGCACACGGTGGAGCACCCGGTGGTGGGTCCGATGCTGAAGCCGTTCGTGGAGCGGGTGAGCAACAAGCCGCACCAGGGCGACATGGCGATCGAGATGAACTGGGGGGACGCGGGACGCGGGTTCCTGCGGGTGAAGAGTTCGCAGCGGATGACGAGCTTGCTGAGCGAGGAGCTTGACGCGGTGTGCGTGGTGGAGGCGGCGGAGGTGAAGGAGTTGGCGTGGAAGCGCTACCTGATGCCGCGGCTGATCACGCGGCAGGGGATCGCGATCTTCCCGAGCTCGCCGAGCGGGATGGGTTGGTTGGCGGAGCTCTACCGGAAGGGCCGCGATGACGAGCCTGGGTTCTTCTCGGTGAACGCGGACACGCGCATGAACCCGACGGTGAACCTGAGCGAGGTGGAGTTCTTCGGGCGCGACATGACCGACGAGGACTTCGCCGAGCAGATCGAGGGGCGGCCGATGCCGAAGCATGGGCTGGTGTACCCGACGTTCACGCGGGAGATCCACGTGGACACGTGGCGCACGACGTGGCCCGAGAAGAGTTGGCGGCGCGGGCGTGCGATCGACTTCGGCTACACGGACCCGTTCGTGGTGTTGTGGATCGCGGAGGACGAGGACCGGCGGCTCTACGTCTACCGGGAGTTCTACCGGCGGAAGATGCTGATGGCGGACGTGGTGCGGGAGATCGCGAAGGTGGAGGGCTGGGAGACCGAGTCGACGGGGACTGGCGGCGCGGGGATCCGGCTGGCTGGGGAGCCGACGCGGGATCCGATCCACGGGGCGACGTACGCGGACTGGGCGGCGAGCGGGCGCGCTGAGCTGCGGGCGATGGGGATCTCGACGCGGAAGGCGGACAAGGACATCCTCGGCGGGATCCGCACGGTGGCGGGGATGCTGCGGGTGCGGGGCGATGGTCGGCCGCGGCTGCACATCAGCCCGGCGTGCTCGAACCTGATCCGGGAGTTCGGGGTCTACCAGTGGGACCGTCGGGCGGAGAAGCCGAAGGAGGGCCACGACGACCACGCTCTGGACGCTTTGCGCTACTACGCGCACACGACGCAGCCGGCTGGGCGGGCGGCGGTGACGGTGCGGGTGCTGGACTTCTGAGGCGCATGGCCCTTGCGTCGCGGGGCGCCAGGGCCCCAGAATGATCCCCGGCGCTCCGAAGGGCTCGAGGCTTGCGGTTCCTCCGCTCCCGAGCGGGGGAGGGGTGTGCCCTGAGGGGCCAACAGCTCACGTTCGATTGGCGCGGCGGTTCAGGGGCGGCAGCGACTGCGACCCAGGCACCTGCGTCGGCCAAGGCGTCGCGCGTCTTCCGCGAGCTCGGGCAGGAGCGCAAGGGGATCGACGAGGGCCCGCACTTCGACCTGCGCACGTTCCAGCGTGCGATCGAGGCGAGTGTCTGGCTGTTCGCGGCCACCTACCGGATCGCGATGGCGTTGGCGAGCACGTTCCCGCGGATCGTGAAGCGGGGCACGGTGGACGAGGACGCGCGCGGCAAGGACGCCGATCGAGTCCGCGAGCTGCTCGAGCAGGTGAACGAGGAAGACACCTACTTCGACCTGATCGAGGCGTTGGTGGTGCACCTGCTGATCGACGGCGAGTCGTGGATCGAGAAGGGCCGCGACGGGCTGGGCGACGTGGCGGAGCTGTGGGTGCTGAACCCGCAGTACGTCAGCGTGGTGGCGGACGCGAGCGGCCGCCGGCGGGTGGCGGCGATCGACTACATGCAGACCGGCTCCGCGGTGCGCATCGCCGCGGAGGAGTTGGTGTTCTGCAGGACCTATCACCCGGGGAATCCCTACCGCGGGTTCTCGCCGGTGGCGCCGCTGCGGCAGGAGATCAGCAGCGATCTCCACGCGCTGCAGCACAACCTCTCGATGCTGAAGAAGGGGATGAGGCTCGGCGGGATCCTGGCGCCGACGGACGGCGACCTGGACGACGAGAACTGGAAGCGCCTGACCGAGGAGATCAAGGCGGTCAACCAAGGCAGCGGGAACGCGGGCAACTACCTGGCGCTGCCGATGGGGTTCCAGTTCTTCCCGAACGGCGTGCACCAGAAGGACATGGACTTCGTGGCGCTGCGCAAGTTCGCGCGCGAGGCCGTGGCGGCGGCGACTGGTTGCCCGCCGATGCTGATCAACGACTTCGATTCGGCGACCTACGCGAACAGCGAGAGCCAGATCCGCGGGTTCTGGGACCACGTGGGCAAGCCGAACCTGTGGAAGCTGTTCGGCTCGCTGAACGAGCACCTGATCCACCGCGACATGACCGACAAGGTGTCGATCGTCCCCGACATCCGCGCGATCGATCAGCGGATCGACAGCGAGCGGACGCGCGTGCAGAACATCAGCACAGCGCTGCAGGCGGGGATCATGACCATCAACGAAGCGCGGGCGCGGTTGGGCCTGCCTTCGATCCCGAACGGGGACCACCTGATCTTCTGGGGCACGCTGACGCCAATTGCCCCGCGCGACCTACCCGATCTCTCGCCGTCCGGCAGCGGGCATCCAGAACAGGAGCCCACCGGCGCGCCAAGCCCTGCCGGCGGCGAGGGTTCATCCTCCAGCGGCGACGATGACGACGACGAAGCCGAGAGCGACGAGGACGAGGGCGGCAAGCGCCTCGAACCGCTGCCCGCGGCGATCGCGCGGCGCATGTCCCTCAACGGCCACGCGAAGACTCACGTCAACCTGGACGTGGCGCGCGTGGCGCACGAGAAGAGCCTCGGCGAAGCGGAGCGGCGGCTCGCGGCGCGGGTGAAGCTGGCGCTGTCGAGGCAGCAGAGCGGCGTCGAGCAGAAGCTGGCGGACGGCGTCACCGAGCCGACCGAGCTGTGGAACGCGGACAAGCAGGGGCAGCAGATGTTCGAAGACCTGCTGCCTGCGGTGTTGCAGGTGATCGAGGAGAGCGGCGAGCAGACGCTGGCGCGGCTTGGGCTCGGCAAGGCAGCACGCGGCCACTACGTGGCGAAACACGACGCGGTGCACCTGAAGGTCGGCGAGGTGCGCGGCGTGTTCGGGCTGTCGAACGTGCGGATCCTCGCCTACATCGAGTCCCACTTCCGGCGGCTGATCGCGAAGGTCGTCGAGACTACGCGGAAGACGATCGAGGACGCGCACGAGCTGATCCGCGACGCGCTGGGTCGCGGCGAAGGCGTCAGCGCCATCACGGCGCGGCTCGACGAGGCAGGGACGTTCGGGGCGCTGCGGGCTGAGAAGATCGCGCGCACGCAGACGGTCGGTGCCTTCAACCTCGGGCAGAGCGAAGCGTTCTTGGCGGCGGGCACACCGCGCAAGTCGTGGCTTACTGCGGGCTGGGGCGACATCCGCGAGAGCCACCTCGCGGCGGAGCGCGCCACGCGGGAGGAGCCGATCAAGAGCGACGAAGCGTTCCGGCTGTTCGAGCCTGACCGCGGCGAGGCGCAGCTGATGTTCCCTGGCGATCCGGCGGCACCCGGCTGGGCGGTGATCAACTGCCGGTGCTCGATGGTGCCCGAGGCGGCGGCAGAGCGGAGCTACTACGCGCGGGAGTGCGAGCGCGAGCTGATGGCGAAGGTGACGACATGAGCACATACCTCTACGAGCGGAAGGCTCTTCCCTGCTTCGCGACCAAGGCGGAGTCGATCAACCTCGACAAGCGGACGCTCGAGGCGGTGGTGTCGAGCGACATCGTCGACCGCGACGGCGAGGTGATCCAGCCGAAGGCGTTCAAGGCGCGGGTCGCGAGCTTCCAGAAGAACCCGGTCTTCCTCTGGAACCACGACCCGTTCACGCCCCCGATCGGCAAGGTGCTGTCGCTGGACATCGGTGCGAAGGCGATCGAGGCCACCTTCCAGTTCCGGCCGGCCGGCGACGACGCGCTGGCGGACAACGTGTTCCGCGCCTACGCGGGCGGGTTCCTGACGTCGTTCTCGATCGGCTTCCGGGTGTGGGCGACGGAGAAGGCGGAGGTGAAGCCGGACGGCACCACCAAGCCCATGACCGTCACCGACGCCGAGCTGTTCGAGATCAGCGCGGTCACGATCCCGGCGAACACCGACGCGGTGGTGAAGGCGAAGGACGCGCTCGGTGTGGTCGAGGCGGCGTTGTTCGGAGCGGGTGCCACGGCGAAGACGCTCTACAGCGCGCCGTCGGATCTGCAGGTGTTGCAGCGCGCGGCTGAGTTGGTGCGTCGCGCGAAGGCGATGCACGCGAAGGTACAGGCGGTCCAGCCGCAAGAGGCGGAAGCGCTCGAGCAGCTGGCTGCAGTGGTGTTGGCGCACACCTTCAAGGGTGAGGGTGTGCATGGCGAGGGTGAGGAGCTGAGGCAACTCGCCGAGGCCCTCGGTTCGATCTGCGCCGCGTGAAGGCGCCAGGAGACAGACGATGAGCGCAACGGCAGAGTTGCAAGAGGTCGTCGCCAGAGCGAAGGCCGCGGCAGACGAGATCAAGAAGACCAGCGAGAGCCACGCCGAGCTGAAAGGCAAGTTCGAGAAGCTGGCGCCGGACCTCGAGAAGCTGATCGAGGCGGCGAAGAAGAACGTCACCCGGCCGAGCGCGGGCTACGGCTCGAGCAAGGTGGCGGCGAAGCTGGCGAACCGCGGCATCGACAGCGTCAAGGGCCTCAAGGCCATGGAGCTGTACCAGCGCGACATGACCGGCGCGGTCACCAAGAACCCGCGCTTCGACCACGACGAGCGCGAGCTGCTGGAGCTAGGCGACTGCATCTACATCGCCGACCGCATCAAGGCCCACGTCGACAAGAACTGGGACGCGGAGAAGGCGCGCGCCGGCGACGGCGGCCGAGCCCAGTTCATGAAGTCGTTCCCGGTGTGGGGCCGGCAGTGGGACGCCTTCACGCGCGATCTCGCGGAGGTGACCGGCAAGGCGCTGACGTCCACCGGCGCGACGAGCGGCGACGAATGGGTGCCGACTGGGTTCGCCAGCAACCTGCTGGACGAGGTGCGGCTGAACCTGCCGACGATCAACCTGTTCCCGACCATCAACATGCCCACGAACCCGTGGGTGAACCCGATGCTGTCGACGATGGGGCTCGCCTACCTGCGGAAGGTGGAGAACACGGCGCTCGCCGAGAGCACGCTGGCCACCGCCAACCGCACGTGGGACGCCTACGTGTTCGGCAACTACCAGGCGTTCAGTGACGAGGTCTCCGAGGACTCGATCATCGCCATCGCTCCGGCGATCCGAAGCGGCATGGTGCGAACCATGGGCGAGGGCCTCGAGGAGGCGATCGTCAACGGCGACAACGGCGCCACGCACTTCGACTTCGACTACATCTACAGCTCGGGTGCCTATCGCACCTACCAGACGGGCTTCTCGGGCCTGCGGCAGTACTGCCTGGACAACGCGACGCCGGGCAACCGTGCGGTCTACGGCGCCGGCGGCGGCGCGCTGACCGTCGCGAAGATCGGCGGCGCGCTGGCCCTGATGGGCCGATACGGCGCGACGCGGACCCAGGACCTGGCCATCCTGCTGAACCCCGTGAGCTGGCTGCAGCTGCTGACCGAGACCAACAGCCAGATCCAGACCGTCGACAAGTACGGCCCGGCGGCCACGATCGTGACCGGCGAGATGGCGCGGATCTACGGCATCCCGATCTTCGTGAGCTACGGCGTCGACAAGCGGCGCGCCTCTCTGCACACGACCGGGATCAACGAGACCGGGCAGACCAACAACCTGTCGACGGCGATCATCGTGAACCGCCAGCTGTGGCGGCTCGGGGATCGTCGGGACGTCCGCTTCGAGTCCGACCGCAGCATCACCGCGGGCCGCAACGACATGGTCGCCACCGCGCGCTGGGGCTTCAACAGCCTCGAGACCGCGGCTGCGCCGATCAACGCGCCGCACACGATCTGCATCGCCAACATCACCTAGCCCCCATGATCCGAGTGCAGAAGGTGGATCCCGAGCTCGAGTGGACCGAGCTCAACCGCTTCGGCCGTCACCTGGGAGACGACTTCTGGGAGATGACCGCCGAGCAGCTCGCCAAGGCGAAGCAGCGCTTCGGCGACTCCATCGTGGCGCTCGAACCAGCCACCGAGACCGAGAAGAAGACCAAGCCCGCCGACCACCAGGTGAAGAAGAAGTAGCCCGCCCGCCGTGACCACCACGCTGTTCAGCATCACCGAGTTCAAAGAGCACCAGGGCATCACGTCCAACGACTGGAACAACGTGATCGGCCAGCTTGCGGTGCGCGTCTCGGCGTTCTGCGACATCTGGTGTCGGCGCACGCTGATGGCGGTGGCGGGCGACACCATCGAGTACTACGACGGCAGCGGCTCGGAGACGCTGGCGCTGGCTCGCTACCCGATCCTGAGCGTCACGTCGGTGCACGTCGACAGCAGCCGATTCTTCGAGGACTCGTCCCTGATCCCGTCGAGCTCCTACGTGTTCGACCGCGCGGGCCACCTACGGCTGCTGCCAGGCCTGTCGGGTTCGCCGGCGACATGGGCGAAGGGCATCCACAACGTCAAGGTCCGCTACCGAGGCGGCTACGAGACCGTGCCGCCGGACCTCAAGGAGGCGGCTATCCTGTGGGCCGCCTCCATCTTCCACAGGCGCCGGGCGGTGGGGATCACCAACGAGACGCTCGGCGGCTACACCGCGGCGTACAGCCAGCGCGAGATGCCGCCTGAGGCCGCGGCAATCCTGAAGCTCTACCGGCAGCCGATGTCGACCACGAGGGTGCCGGGATGATCGAGCGGATCATGGTGCACACCGCGACGATCAGGCGGCCGAGCCACGCGAAGGTCGACGGCCGGAAGGTCTTCGACGAATCGGCAGTGGTGGCAAGCGGGCAGCAGTGCCGCCTCGAGGCCGCCGGCGACTCGACGCGCGCGACCCTGCTCGGGGTCACGGCCGACCAGGCGTGGCAGGGCTGGTTCCCGGCAGGGACCGACCTGCGGCTCGGCGACGTCGTGGCGCGCACGGACGACGGCGCCGGCCGGGAGTTCGTGGTCCGCGGGGTGGACGTCGTCCAGGGCCGGGAGACCGACGAGCACATCGAAGCGCTCCTGCAGGAGAGGGGGATCTGAACCGATGGCCCTCGCCCTGACCATCCGCGTCGACGACCGGGTTCTCAAGCGGATCGCCCACGCGGGCCCGGAGCGGATCCGGTCGGCGATCCTGACCGGCCTCCGCCGCGGCTCCGAGGTGGTGGTGAAGCAGGCGAAGCAGAACCTGCAGACCAACCGGACCACGGCGTTCGGCGCGCTGTCGGCGTCGATCTGGTACGAGCTCGACGAGTCCACCGCGGTCTCGAAGATCGGCCCTGGCCTGATGCCGTCGGCGGCGACGCGGGGCCGGGACCCGGGCACCTACGGGGCCTATGTGGAGTTCGGCCGCGGACCTGGCCGGATGCCGCCGCCTCAGGACCTGCGGCTGTGGGTCCAGCGCAAGGTCGGCGGCGACCCCGAGGAGATCCTCTGGCCGATCGTCCGCGCCATCGGGCAGAGAGGCACCAAGCCGGCGCCGTTCCTGGTGCCAGCCCTGCAGAGCAGCGAGTCGGCGATCAACGCCGCGGTCGGCCGCGAGCTGGAGGCCGTGGTGTCAGCCATGGACAGGGAGCGATGACCGGTGGCCACGCTGTTCACGAGCCAGGTGGTCGAGGCGGCCCGCGACCTGATCAGGGCCGGGACCTACAGCTTCACGCCGGCGATCGTCCAGGAAGGGACGCTCAAGAGCTACGCGGAGAACGCGGACCTGGCGGAGGACCTGCCGGCGGTGCTGATCACCGCGTTCCGGGTGCTGCCCTCGTTCTTCGACATCACGGCCGAGGTGGTCCGCACCGACGTCACGCTTCGGATCTTCCTGGTGAACTCGTGGGGCGACGGGGATCGCCCGTACGTGCGGGCGATGGACGAGACCGAGGAGCTCGCCGAGCGCTTCATCCGCACCAGCGGCCAGCCGCTCGACATGGGCGCCTCGATCCCTGGCTACACGATCGAGAAGGCGACTCTTACCGAGATCCTGCTCGACCCGATCGAGATGGAGATCGTGACCCAGGGCATGACGCGGCGGATCTTCGCAACGGCGTTCGAGGTGCAGGTGCGCGGCAGGGCCGCGAGGTGACGCGATGGTGAGACTTGGCAGAGGCAGCTTCCTGGGGTTCGGGATCATCGACGACTACACCGACGTGACGCCCGTGCTCGGAGACATCGAGTGGTGGCACCGCGTGGCGCCAGGGTTCGACGACCTGACCCAGGACGTGACGCACCTCGAGTTCCCTAACCTCAACACCTACGACATGGCCCACGAGCTGATCAAAGGCGGGCAGATCCGTGGAGAGGGTGCGGTGAACATCGCGGCCACCTACGACACCATGCACGAGTTCCTGCGCCTGATCACCGGGCACAACCAGGCGCCCACCGGTGCGGGTCCCTACACCTACCCGTTCTCGCCCGTCGACCCGAACGACACGAACCACTACCTGCTCGGTTCCACGAAGCGGCAGCTCATCGTCGAGGCCTACAAGGGCGAGGCGACGAACTCGATCTTCTACTACGGGATGCTGCCGAACGAGTTCGGGCTGACGTTCGAGCCGGACGGCTACGTGCAGATGGCGCTGGGCCTGATCGGCCGAGGCGGCGTGCGAGGGGCGTTCTCGACGCCGACCTACGCCAGCGACGAGATCGTGACGCCCACCGGCCAGTCGGCCGCGTTCTTCCAGATCGGCGCGACGCCCTACGTCTGCCTGAGCGCATCGCTGCAGATCAACAACGGCATGGACTACCGCTTCGACGTGTCAGCCCGCCGGACGCTGCAGCCCTACCCGCAGAACAAGCGCGAGGTGACGCTGACCGTCGAGATCGAGACCGACACCGACGCCTGGATGGACAACGCCGTGGACCCCGAGGGTTCGCCGCTGAACACGGTGCAGCTCAAGATCGACAACGGCGCAGCGGCCGGCGCGAACCGGCAGCTCGTCTTCATCTTCCCGAAGTGCGTGGTCATGTCGCCCGCAGAGGCGCGCCCGAGCGGCATCGGCCCCGTCACGACTCAACTGCAACTGAAGGCCCTGAGCACCGGTGGCGGCCCCGCCTACACCTGCCAGGTCATCAACGGCCAGAGCGCGTACATCCACTGATCGCATGACCGGAAGCGTCAAAGAAGTCACGCCGCTCAAGTTCGAGATCACCGGCAAGAGCGGCAAGGTCTACAAGCTGCGCGAGCTCACCATGCTCGACGTGGCGGACGGCGAGGACCTGATCGGTAGGCCGTTCACCAAGTGGTTCGACGGCCTCAGCATGAAGACCACCGGGCAGATCCTGTGGATCCTGGTGCGGCAGCCGACTGGCCAGGATGGGGCTTGGTCGCCCACGCTGACGGAGCTCCTCGGGGACGTCACGGTGGCCACCTGGAACAACATCAAACAGGAGGACCTGGTGCCTTTTTTGGGCCGCGGGTCCGCGACTTCCCCCGACTCGTGATGCTGGCGCTGCGGTTCCGCCTGGGTTCGCTTGCCGAGATCCAGCGGACACCGCTGCGGATCGTGGTGCAGATCGTGAACGAAGGGCTCGTGGACCAACGCCAGAGACAGCGCAGCTTGTCGCGCGCGCTCGGAGGGCACAACGGCCGGAAGATCCTGCGCGTCGTCGACGTCGGGAGGATGATCCTTGGCTGATCTGCGCGTCAGCATCCACGGCGAGGACCGCAGCAAGGAAGCGTTCGCGTCCCTGCAGACCAACGCGGAGCGGAGCGAGTCCAAGTTCCGCAAGCTGCTGGAGGTGTGGTCGCGCGGCATCACGATCGCCACGGGCGTGGTGCGCGCCTTCAAGGGGATCTCGGCTTCTCTGAACGCGACCTTCGAAGCGGCGAAGCGACAGCAGGATGCAGAGATCAAGCTGGCAGGGGCGCTAGCGAACTCCAGCAGGAACGCCGAGGAGTCGTTCAAGCTCCTGAGGTCTTGGGCCGCTGAACGCCAGAAGGTGACGACGTTCGGCGACGAGATGACGCTAGAGCTGGCGTCCATGGGGGCCGCGTTCGGGCTCAGCGCCGAACAGATCAAGAGGGCGACGTCCGCCATCCAGGACTGGGCCACGCTCACCGGGCGGAGCGCCGAGGAGGGGATGCTGGCGTTGGTCCGGGCTGCGACCGGACTGGGCGGGCGCGTGGAGTCCCTGGGTGTCAGCGTCGATCGCACCCTCGGACCGATGGAGCAGTTCGAGTCCATCGTTGGACAGCTCGAGCGGAAGTACGGCGGCCTCTCGGAGGCGATCGCGCAGACGCCGCTCGGCAAGCTCAAGCAGCTCAAGAACGTCATCGGAGACACGGCCGAGAAGTTCGGCGAGTTGCTGGCGAGCTCGAAGACGTTCCAGGTCATCGTCGCAGCACTGAACCGCTTCAACGAGGCCCTGCAGAAGGCGCTCAGCGGGGACCTTCAGCCGTTCACCGACATGGTCTCGAAGATCGACGAGCTGGCCGTTTCGCTGTTGCGCGCAGGCGCGGCCGCGCTGCGGTTCTTCGGCTCGCTCGTCGAGGCGGGTGGGCCCATCCTGATCAAGATCGGAGCCCTGCTCGACTGGGTGGTCAACAAGACCGTCGGCTTCACCGACAAGATGAGCAAGGCGCTGTCGGACGCTGCAGATCAAACCGGCAACGCCTCGAGCGCGTTCAACGTCCTCGCGGCAGAGATCAGCGGCATCGCCGACGCCATCCAGGGGACCGCAAAGGGCCCCGTGCCCGTGCTGGACGACGCACTGCAGAAGCTCTGGGCGAAGCAAAGGCAGGCCGCCGAAGAGGCCAAGACGACCTTCGAGCAGCTCGAGGAGGGCATGTATCGCTTCGGCGACACGACGGTCACGGTCCTCCAGGGTCTCGGCGAACAGTGGACGGCGGTCTTCCAGCAGTTCCTTGTGGACGCCATCACCACCGCGGACTCCGCAACGGAGCTGTGGCGCAACCTGGGGCGGAACATGACCCAGACGCTGACCCAGCAGATGACGGGTGCGGCGCTGCAGCCGATCGAGGCCGCCTTCAATCAACTCGCCAACGTCATCGCCCTGCCCTTCCGGGCGGTGGGCACCGCGATTGCGCAGCGCATCGTGCAGCCGATCGTGGACAAGGTGACGGACGTCTTCGTGGCCATTCTGGAGTGGCTAGAAATCCTGGAGGCGAAGCAGGTCGCAGACGAAGCAAGGGCAGCGACGCTGACGGCCGCCGCGGCCGCTCAGGCACTGGTTGTGGGCAAGGCCTGGACCGCGGCTGTGTTCGGCGCCGCGACCGGCACTGTTGGCGCGGCCACTGCCGCCGGCACTGCCGCGGTCGCGCAGCATCAGGCCTGGCTCGCTGCCAGCGTGGCTCTCGAGGAGGGCGGCATCGTCTTTCCGAAGTCGGGCCAGGACGGCGTCCTGACGGTGCTGGCCGAGCGCGAGCCCGAGATCGTCATGCCCGTGAACCGCCTCCGCGAGATCATCGGCAGCGCCACCGATGGGGCCGGCGACGGTCGAGGGCTGAGTCTCGCCGTGACGATTGGTTCCGTCCACGCCGCCGATGAGCGCTCTGGCGAGAAGGTCGCCCAGCAGATCAGCGAAGCCGTCGCGCGGGAGGTGCGCGGGTTGCTCGCGGGCGGAAGGAGCAGGCTCTGAGCCATGGCTGCGTTGACGGTCGTTCGCACCTTCGGGGCCTTCGCCCTCACCGACACCAACGGGATCTCCATCGACGCTGTGACCGACGACCTGCTGCACAGAACCCGCTGGTCCGATCGCCTGTCCGGCCGCGGCTCCAACCAGCTGCTCGACCGATACGACGGGCGCGAGGTGAACCTGCGTGGCGCGATCGTTGGCACCGACAGCGGCGACGCGCGGAGCAAGAAGGACGCGCTGCTCGCTGCGCTCACCAACGGCGAGAACTACCTGACGTGGTTCTCTGGGCGCCGCCTACTGTGTCGGCTAGATGGCAATGTCAGGGTGGAGGACGCAAGCGGATCTGCCCATTCCGCCTACGTCTGGCGAGCAACGTTCAGATCGCGCTGGCCGACGTGGGAGGGCGACACTCTCACGACCGACTCGTTCGCCGTCACAACGAGCCCAGGCACTCGGGTCTTGCCAGCAAACAACGGTGCAGCGCCGGCGTGGCCGTTCATCACCATCACCGAGAACGGCCCCGGCTTTCAGGGCAAGCAGATCGTCCTCACCAACATCTCGAACACCGCCCAGTTCTCGATCCAGGGGCTGGCCCTCAACTCTGGCCAGGGCATCGTCGTGGACATGAGGGAGAGGCGGCTCGGCGACGGCGTCAACGTTCCGATCATGCCGCTGGAAATCAGCGGGGAGTGGTGGGAAGTCAACCCGGGTAGCGCCCAGACGCTGCAGGTCGCCCACAACATTGGTGGCGGGGCGAACCTCGGGATTGGCATCCAGTGGTATGAGGAGTTCTGGGACCGATGAGCTCGCGGCTCACAGGCTTCTACGCCACTCAGCACCTGCTCGCTTCGGAGCGCGGGATGCGCTTCAACGAGTGGACGCAGAGAGTGGACTCGGGCGGCGGCTCGTTCGGAAAGCCGACCATGGCGCAGTATCGGTGGGACGCCTTCGGCTGGTGGAACGCAGCCGGCACCAGCTTCGGAACGGCCGAGTTCTTCGCCGCCTACTCGCAACTCGGGTTCCGCGCACCGGCCGGCTACACGGCCCAGCACACGGTCAGCTTGCGGCTGAATGTGGCCAGCAGCGCCTCGGCCAACGTGGCGCTCGGCCCCGCCACGGCAATCAAGGACGGTGGCGCAGGCAACCCGGGGAACTGCTACTTCGTGCGCGCGCGCACCGGTGGGACGATCCAGCTGTGCAAGTGCACTGCCGGCGTCGTGTCAGTGATCGGATCCGGAGGCGGGACCGTCCGAGTCGGGAACGTGCTCAGCCTGGCATACAGGTGGCACACGCTGGCGAGCCGCGCCGAGCTGATCGCCCTGCTGAATGGGCAGCAAGTCGTCGCCGCGAACGACGCGAGCTCACCGTTCAACATGGCGGCCGACGCCAGCAGGCCAGGTCTGTGGGGCGACGACAGCAGAGCGATCGACAACAGCCTGGCGGTCGGCGAGTGGTCGACGGAGTGGTGGGTCAATGGCTGACACCCCGTGGCCCCCGTACTCCGAGATCCGGCCGACCTATCCAGCTCTCGCGGGCTCGCTCTGCGTGATCCTGCAGGCTCGTTCCCCCTACACCAACTCACCGAGCCTGCCCGCACGCTACATCCTGGCCGGCGAGATCGAGGGGCTGACGTGGTCCTTCCGGCGCAACGGCGGCTGCCACAGCGCCGACTTCAAGGCCCGCCTGCAGGACGTGGCGGGGCAGCCTCAGCACCCATGGGATCGCCGCATCGAGAGCCCGCAGGAGGAGGACTGGAACGCGGACCAATGGCACGGCGGCGAGATGGTGATCGCGTACCGCTACGACGCCAGGGAGATCGAGACGCCGATCGAGCACAAGGTCTGGCGCGGCATGATTGCAGGGCTGCGCTACACGCCAGGATCACGCGAGATCGAGATCGAGGCCCAGGGCCTCGTGTCCATGCTCGCGCACGTCCACGTGCACCGTGCCTACTCGACGATGCCCATCCGGGACATCGTGAAGTCTGTCATCCGCGACTTCGTGTCCAAGGGTTCTTCGAGCACCGAGAGAGACCACTTCATTCGATGGAACGAGGCCAAGATCACCGCGCCGACGGGCGCGCTCGATCGGTCGATCTCCATTGAGTTCTCGAACGAGACGGCCTCGACAGCGCTGACCAGGCTGCTGCGGTACCTGCCCGAGGGGTTCCTCTACGGCGTGGACCAAGAGGGCGACTTCTTCCTCAACTGGCAGCGGGAGAACTATGCCGCAGACATGGGCGCGTCCGGCGAGGCGACCGAAGTGGTCTCGTTCCACGTCGATGAGCTGGACCGATACAGCAAGACGCTCCGCTTCGACGAGATCGTGAACGAGGTCCTGATCGCCGGCACGGAGGATCCAGTCACCAAGCAGCAGGTAATGGCGTCTGCTTCCTGCGCCAAGAGCCGGCGGCTGTGGGGCCGGCGGTCATCGATCGTGTTCGAATCGAGCGCCAGCAACCTCGGGATCGCCGGCGCGATCGCCGCCATTATGTGCCGCCGAACCTGCGGCCCGACGATCGACGCCACCGCCGAGGTCACCGACACACTGCAGGGCCTGCCATCTCTGTGGCAGACGCTGACTCCGCAAGCGCCGGCCATGGCGATCACCGAGAGGTTCACGCGCACGCCACACACGGACATCCTGCCTGACGGCAGTGGCGCTCAGACCGAGTACATCCTCCGGCGTTACGGGGACGGCTCCGGCTACGCCTGCAAGGACCGCGGAACGGCTGGCGCCCTTGTGACGCTTGCGGCCTCCGCGCGCGAGCAGTCGTTGCAGGCCGGCTGGCTCCTACACCTCGCCCTGCGCTTCACCACCGCCCACGCAGGCGACGTTACGAATCGGTGGGCGTTCATCTTCGGGCGGCCCAAGAACGCGGCGGGACAACTGGGCTGGGGTTCGCTCTACTGGGACTTCCAGCTCGGCAATCTGTGGTGGATCTTCGAGAAGTCCGGCGGCGGAGTCCATGCCTTCGACACCGCGATCTTCGTCGACCCCAGCGCCCCCGGCAGCGCCACCGTCCACTTCACTGCCTGGCGCGACAGGAACGGAGATTGGAAGTTCTACAACGCCACCACGCTCGCGGCCGCGTTCCCGGGGGGGCCATCGACCGACATCAACATCGGGATCACGGACGGCTGGCGCTGGTTCCAGCCGCTGCACACAGCGGACACCGTCGACTGGGATGGAGAGTTCGACCACTTCTGGCTGCTTGACACCGACCTGCCTGGATCCAGGGGCGTGGAGCACCAGCTCAACGGAGGCGTCTCGGCGTTCATTGCCCGCAACAGCGGCTCACCACTCCATCGGAATGAGGCCAGCGGGCTCTTGCTCAGCATCCCCTTCAACGAAGGCACCTCGTGGGCGGCGGCGAACGGCCACCGCGTCTGGCGCGAGGACCTCGCTGCCGGCACTCGCACGGCCTACGTCAACAGCCTCGGAGACGCTGGCGGCGTGCCGATCACGCTGGGGTCTCGAACGGGCCACCTGCTGGGCAAGCGCAAGAAGTGGGGCGGGCCCCTGATCCTCAACATCGAGTCCAGCACCTATGAGGCCTTCCCCATGGAGGGTCGCATCCGGCGCCGCTTCCAGTTGGGCTCGCAACCCGCGGCGCTGGGCCGCACGGTGGCGGAGATCCAAGAGAAGATCAGGGCCCACGAAGAGCTGATTCGCAAGTCGCAGCTCCTGGCGGTTGGCATATGACCGCCCTGTACCCGCGCGACCCCGACACGTTCAGGGTGTTCGTCGACGACACCGACGTCCTCGTGGCGGCGGATCTCGGCGATCTGTACGACGCGCTGATTGCCATGGAGATCGAGCTGGGGGTCAACCCCGCGAAGGCGTTTGGATCTCTCTACGGGCTCTTGTTCGCCACGGGCCGCATCGACGCAGCGACAGGCTACTGGCGCCGTCTGTTCTGGCAGAACGCACGGATCGACTACAACGGCACGGCTGGCGAGAAGCAGAGGCAGTTCTCGATCACGTGGCCAGGAGAGCGGTTCACGGGCCAAACCCACGAGTTCGGCGAGGACCAGGGCTTCCCGTTCCTGGCGGTGCAGTCGGATCAGAGGGGCGAGGCCATCCGCAACTTCGAGTTGCTGGAGTTGAAGCAGTCGGAGGCGGTGCTGCGCGTCCGCGCCGGCGACTCAGGGGCGGGGCAGCAGACGCGCTTCGTCGGGATGATCATTTGGAATCTGTGAAAGGACACGGCAAGCAATGCGAGCAGTAGCTTTGATCGGGCCAGTGGCAAGCGGGACGTCTACGCTGACGCTCCTGCAGCTCCTGGCGGGCACCAACCGCGAGCTCCGGATTACCGAGGTTGGCATCAGCTTCCAGGGAACCGACAACCTGGCGGAGCCGGTGCAGGTGGAGTTGCTCAGGCAATCCACCGCTGGGACCGCTTCTTCGCTCACCGTTGTGAAGGGCGACGGGAGCGACTCGAACACCATCGACGCCACGGCGCAGCAGACCTTCACGGCGGAGCCGACAGCGGGGGCCATTCTGCGCCAGTGGCTCGTGCACCCACAGAGTGGTCTGATCTACCAGCCGCAGGACAAGGACAAGCTGACCGTGCCTGGTGGTGCGCGCATAGGCCTCCGCGTGGTGACGCCCGACGCCGACACGCCCGTCACGGCCTACATCGAGTTCGAGGAGTAGGCCAGCAATGGGCGGCGCGGTCGGCTACGTGGGGCGAGGCTGCGGGCGGTTCAGGCATGGACCGCCGATCGGGTGGGCCGCACTCGAGCCGCAGCAGGCTGGGCCGACGACCATCATCGCCCAGTACCCAGGCGCCATCGACGTGAAGCCAGACCTGGCCGAGGACGTCACGCCGCTGTCGGCCCAGTTCCTGAACCATGTCACGCAGATCGTCGAGGCGATTCAGGCGGAGATCGGCATCCTCCCTGAGATGTCGAGGAAGGGAGACGCCGTCACCAACTGGAAGGACTTGCTCGGCGGGATCTCGCTGCCTCACGGTGACGGCAGGAACAAGCAGGGCCAGCTGTTCGGCGTGCAGGTCGTGACCGTGACCTATGCTGCTCAGGACCTCACGGTCTCGACACCGTTCAACATCACCAACAACTATGGACGGATCTACAAGAGCTCGAAGGAGCCCATCCTGTTCGCAATCTGTGAGCACCCCGGCCCGCCTTGGACCCTGCAAGACTGGGTGAACGGGTCTCCGTTCGTGGTGGGGCAAGCGTCCTTCTCCACTACCGCACCCGTGATCAACTGCCGGATCATCGGGATCAGCGAGGTCTTCAAGGGCGGCGGCTGGGTCCCGGTCGGGACGATCCCCGTCCACATCGTGGTCACGGTCTTCTACATGCCCACGTTCGCCGATGCCTAGCTTCCCAAGGTCGCTGGAGGTCTTCCTCCCCCTGATCGATGGCTTCCACCCCATCGCCGCGGCAGACTTGAACGACGTCCAGTCCGCGATCGAGCGCGTGCAGTCCGCCATGGGCCATGGCGTTGCTTCCACGCTGGGTCCCGCGACGACCTACGGACCCAAGGGGGGCAACGCTGACGTCGCCGATCGCATCACTCGGCTCTTCGAAGACGACGGCAGTCTGCGTGACGTGGCGTTCGTGACCGGAAGCATGAGGACAGGCCTCTTCTCCCCGCTGAACAGCGTTCCGGCCTTCATTGGGTTCGGCAAGCGCTTGAGCAGCACGGACTACTCGGTGATCTGGCAGAGCTGGAGCACGGTGACCGAGGGATCCCCCAACGCGAACGTGGACGCCCTTGCGGTCTGGATTCCGAGCGGAGGCAGGCTGCTGAATGGTGTGCACCTCGTCGGGACCACGACCAGCGGCGTGGGCCTGTTGCCCGAGAACACGCGAACAACCAAGTTCGCGCTCATCGCCTTCGGCCCGCTGGCCTACTACTGAACGCACCCATGGAAACCGCCGTCGCCACCAACTCCCCGGCCTACCTCTGCCTCTTGTTCCGCGGTCCTCTCGCAGCCGTGGGGATGAGCAAGCAGGAGCCCAAGATCCCAGCCATGCAGTTCTTCGGGGCGAACGTCGGCCATGCCGTCTGGATTCGCGAGCACCCGCAGCTGCCCCACAAGCTGCTTGGCTCATTGCTGGGGCTCGTGCGGTTGGAGGGATCGAGCCTCGTGGTTTCCGACACCCGCGCGATGGACGAGAAGGTGAGGGCGGACAACGAGTCGGCGCGCTGCGGAGCCGTGCTCCAGGCCGCGTCGAACCTTGGGATCCTGAAGCTCGGCCTGTCCGAAATCGTGCGGGCCACCAACGGCAAGGGGCCCCCCAGTAGCCTCCGGCAGGCGCTGGCCGGGGCTGAGCTCCAGCTCACCAGGGCGCTGGACCTGAAGGCCGCCGCGGTCGTCCTGCCGGAGCCATGGCGGGCGGTGTCCTCGAGGCGCTTCGAGGTCGAGATCCTCGACGCCCAATAGGCCCCTCCGCTAGACTGGCCAGCCGGCGCGTCCGGGGGTCCCGGAAGGTCGGCGCGTGCCCACGATCCAGCTCACTGGTTCGGTGCAGGGGTTCCTCTCAGCAGGCTCCGTGGCGACGCTGCCGGCGTATCTGGAGACCGCGGCGGTGCGCGCCACGTTCGAGCCCGACTCGACCTGGGGCGTGCGCTTCACCGAGCTGGCCCACCTTGGCGGTGCGGCCCCGTTCACGTGGCGCAACGAGCCGACCGGGATCGGCCGCGACTGGCGGCTCTGGGAGGCGCGCGGCAAGCTCGCCAGCGGCGCCGACTGGACCGCGATCCCAAGCGATGCCGCGGCGTTCGAGGCGCGGGCAACCACCACGGCGGACGGCGACGAAGCCCTGATCTTCTGCTGGTCCGACGTGCCGATCCCAGGCGCCACCGCGGGCGACCTGCTCGAGGTGGTCCTGGTCGCCTTCGTCCCGGCGACCGAGCCGGCCGAGCTCCGCTGGCGGCTGTGCGTGCGTCGCTCCGTGGGCGCATCCGCCTCGATCGATGAGATCGACTGCCCGATCACCTACTGGCGCTCGCCGGTCGCGACGCGGGCCGGCAGTAACGCCATGCAGTCGGCGCGTCGCGCGCGCGTCTTCACGCCCACCAACTTCCAGGCGGTGCTGACCACGGGCGCGCCCGAGTCGCCGCTGTCGCTGTGGCTGCTGGGGCTCTCGTTCCGGCAGGCGCACCCGCACGCGACGGGGTTGGGCAGCAACCACGCCGCCAACCAGACCGTCCAGTGGTGCGCGGTCTGCGCGGTGGATCCGCAGGACACGGCGAGCTACCGGCAGATCCTGCACCTGGGAACCCGCGACGTCGTCGGCCACGTGAAGCGCCTGGTCCTGCAGGGCTTCCCCACCGGTTCAGTCACCGACGGGCGGCTCGGCTGGCGGGTGACGCACATCCCGCAGTGGAGTGGCTACCCGGCGCACGACCTCGAGGCGGACGCGAGCGAGCTCGGCAACGTGTACGTCAGCCGCTTCCCGGTCGCGATGGCGGTGGCGGTCGCGAAGAGCAACGCTTGGGACTACGACGCCTGCGACCTCTACCGGCGCTGGGCGAACCGCGTTGGGCTCGGCGGGCCGCCGCGCCAGTTCGCCACCGACAGGGCGCAGATCCGCGACGGCCGGCCGTTGCTCGGGTTCATCTTGACGCCGGAGATCCTCCAGGGCCCCGAGCTCTACGACCTGTTCCTCACTGAGGCGCGGGAGTTCGCGGCCGTGCTGGATGGGCCGCACTCGGCCTACCCGCTCTTCCAGTTCTGGAGCAACTGGATGCAGATCCCGGGGGTCGTCGGCGGCAAGTCGATCATGACCCCCGGCAACCCCGTCGAGCCCGGGGTCGACGAGGGCCTCGTCGCCGCGCGCGAGGTGGCTCACAGCGAAGGCGGGAAGGTCGCGGTCTACACGCACGGCACGAGCCACGAGTCCAACCGCGGGTGGGCGGAGCCGGGCACCGACGTTCACGAGCGGGACGGAACGCCGTGGTCCACGACATCGCATGTCTGGGACCTGGGCAACCCGTTGGCGATCGCGAAGCAGATCGAGTTCTACGCCGCGGTGGCGGCCGCCAGCCACGCCGCCGGGATCTACACCGACAGCGTCAGCGGCGGCAGCGGGTTCCTGGCGTACGACGCACCAGGCTTCCCCCGGGCACACTTCGAGCACGGCGGCTCCAGGTGGGCGCGTGGCAAGCGCGACCTCTTCGAGGGGATCCGCGCCGGCCTGGAGGCGGTCCGCGGCGAGAGCCACGAGGCGTTCGTCCTGTCGGAGAACCCGGAGGAGATCCTGACCGGCCGCGCCGCCCCCGACGCCACGCAGGAGGGCTACTCGTACTTCCCGGGCTCCATGCCCCTGGCCGACGAGTCTCTGTGGGGCCTGGGCGTCACCGACGTGCCGATCCAGTCTCGGCCGTGCACTCCGGCATGGTGGACCGGGTGCCACCACCGCTCGAGGCCCTCGCTCCGACTGCCGTTCTCGCTCAGCTTCGCCACGCTCGCCGGCGCTGGCTGGCACCCGTTCGGCAGCTACACGGGGCTGACAGCGTCGGAGGTGCTGGACCAGCTCTGCTACACGTTCGGGATCACGTGGCTGCACGGCGTGGGCTGGATGTTCGTGCAGCGCTCCGAGTGGTTCGACGCGCGGCTGTTCCGGCCCGGTCTCGCCGGCGACGAGCTCACCGTGCAGACCGGGTTTGCTGCGTTCCTGCACGCCCTCTACCAGGCGCTGCATCCCGACTGGCTCGGCATGGAGCTCGGCTTCGGCGACCTGGCGCGTCAGCTCGATATCGTCTTCGAGTCCGACCACAACGCGGACCACAACGCCGACCATGGCGGCCCGGTCTCGCGCGGAACCAGCCCGCTGAACCTGTCGCGGAAGTGCCGGCCCGACCACTACATCGCGACCTATCCCGGCTACCACTACCGGTACCTGCCAGCGCTGACCGCTCGGATCGTCGGGCCTGGAAACGACCACTCGCTCGACCACAACGCCGACCACGGCGGCCGCGCGGTGGCTGCCGGCGGCGAGATCGTGCGCGTCAACGGTGTGCCGAACGACTGGTCGGCCAGCGAAGAGGACGCCATCCTGGGCAGCGGCCCCACCGCCGAGACGGTCAGGGTTCGGTCGCGAGCGAGAGACCACAACGCAGACCACAGCGAGGACCATGGCGGCTACCTGCGCCTCGGAGTCCCCGATGGCCTCGGTGGCTTCCTCCCGCTGCAGCATGACCACGCGGTGTGGGAGACGCTCGTGCGCCCGGAGACCGGGCCGGGCGGTTGGCGCAACGCCACCTCGAACTACCCCGTGCCGAAGATCGCGCACGCCGCCTTCGAGCCCCTCGATCGTTCGCGCTTCGCGGCGCTGCTGCTGAACTGGAGCGGCGACGCCGCAGCGTCATGGCAGGGCGAGTTTGACTCAGCGAACTACCCGCAGCTCGGCAACGGCTGGATCGCACTGCGGGAGCTGACTGCCGCGGGCACGAAGGTGGACCTGGTCCTGAGGCGACCCGGCACCACGCGCATCCACTGCAAGCCAGCGGTCGCGCCGCATCGGGACGGCCCGGACGTCCACCTTGGCGCGATGCCGGCGCGGGGGTTCCGCGCGCTCGAGGTAGCGGCGATCGCCGACGACCACAACGCAGACCACAACTTGGACCACGGGCCGGTGTTCTCGCCGACGCTGCCGTGGTCTGGCCGGAATCACAGCGGCGACCACAACCACGACCACGATTAGGGAGACGCAACGATGGCAGGAACAGTGAAGACGAAGGCGCAGCTCGACGCGGACTTCGTTACCGACGGCAGCGGTGGCATCACGGGCCAGAACCACAAGAACCACCTCGCCAGCGTCATGGGCTGCTATGGCAGCATCACCAAGACCGACCTCACAGGGTCGCCGCTGACGATGACGAGTTCCGGGCTGGCACCATTCACGGGCTTCAGCGGTGCGAATCCCCTGGACACCATTTCTGCCAGCGCCGCCAATGGCACGCTGACGGTCGGTGCTGGCGGAGATGGCACCTACCTCGTTGGGTACCACTCGATCGTGGCAGCGACATCGGCCACGCTCGGCGAGAACCGGGGCGAGGTGGCGCTCTCGCTTGCAAAGAACGCTGGCCTCGTCGGTGGTGCGGCACAGCGGCACGTTGCCTACCGGACGGCCCGCGCCGCGACCGTGGTCGATGCGTCGAGTGCGAGCGGCCAGAAGGTGCTCAACGTGCTCGCGACCACGGACTTCGACATCGGCGAAACGATCGTCATCGACCGCGCAGGAACGGTGGAGCTGGCGCAGATCGATACCATCCAGGCCGGGGTGTCGCTGACGCTGGTGAACAACCTCATTAACACGCACAACGGCGTTGTCGTCGAGGGGCGCATGGTTGGCAGTCGGGCCACCGAGACGCAGCTGTTCTCCGGTGGGATGACCCTGGCGCTCGTGGCCGGCGACATCGTCAGCCTGGCGGGCATCCTCCTGGGGCCCGAGGCCACGCTAAAGTTCCAGCACGCCACCTCGCTGTGGATGAAGAGGGTCGGGTAGGCCGTGCCCAGCTCGGGCGACACCATCCCGATCCAGGCCACGGTGGCCGGCGTCTCCGGCTGGCCGCCTGGCGCGTCCGCGGTCTGGGTCGCCGCCGACTACGCGACGCGCGAGGAGATCCTGCGCCTGCCGGCTGAGCTGGTGGACCCCGACGTCGTCCGGGTGACGCTCGAGCCCGAGGACACCGCTGAGCTCGACGGTGTGACCTGCGTGCAGGAGTTCCAGGTGACTGATCCGCTGGGCGTCGTGCAGACCGTGGCGCCTGGGCCGCTGGTGATCGACACGGACTTCGCATGACGATCGTCCTCGACTCCACCGAGAAGATCCTGGAGCTCGAGATCGGGAGCGATGTCCAGGTCGACTGGCTCGTGGAGTACTACGCCGTCGACTCGGTGTCGGGGCCAGGACCCACGGGATGGGGCGCCGGTCCGGCGGACTCGCCGTGGATCCCTTCGTCGACGCGGGTCGACGACTCGGACACGCTGGCGACGACCGGCACCGCCGTGGTCGCGCCGCCGCCCGAGTCGAGCTCGATCAAGCACCGGGTGACGAAGGTCTGGGCGTGGAACCGGGACGGCGCTGCGTCGGTGGAGACGCGGTTCAAGGTCACGATCGGCGCGGTCGACTACTGGATCGGCCCGGCGTACGTCCTCGGCCCCGGCGAGATGCTGCTCTACGTCGAGGGCGTCGGCTTCGTGCGGCTCGACTCGGCGCAGGCCAGCGCCATCGGGACTCCGCCGGGCGGCGACAACCTCGGCAACCACACGGCCACCACCGACTTGGACATGGCCGGGTTCGACATCCTGAATCCTGGCCTGGTGGACGGGGTCGACGTCTCGGCGCTCGGGGCCACGGTCGCCGGCCACGTCGCCAACGCGAGCAACCCGCACGCGGTGACCAAGTCCCAGGTGGGGCTCGGCAACGTGACCGACGACGCGCAGCTCCCGCTCGCCGGCGGCACCATGGCGGGCCCGATCGACATGGCCGGCAACGCCATCGTCGACCCGGGCGACGTGGATGGCGTGGACGTGTCGGCGCTGGAGACCACCGTGGGGAGCCACCTGGTCGACACCGCCAACCCTCACGCGGTCACGACCACGCAGATCGGCGCGGTGCCGACGTCGCGGACCATCACGGCCGGCACCGGGCTGACGGGCGGCGGGGACCTGTCGGCCAACCGCACGCTCGCGGTCGCAGCCGATGGCGTGAGCAACACCCTGCTCGCCAACATGGCGGCGAACACGCTCAAGGCCAACGCGACCGGATCCACCGCTGACCCGGGAGACTTCGCCGTCGGGACCAACGCGGTCGTTGGGCGAGTGGGCGGCAACCTCGTGGCGGCGCAGCTCGCGACGGCCCAGATCGCTAACGCAGCGGTCACCGACGCGAAGGTCTCGAACAGGCTGGCGTGCAGCGTGTTCGGCAGGTCCGGCAACAGCGGCGGCGTCGGCGCCGATATCCAGGCGGCGAGCAACGACGGCGTCCTGATGCGCGTCTCGGACGCGCTCGGGTTCCAGCGGCTGACCCAGGGGCTGGTTCATGCCCGCCACCAACAGCCGATCCTCGGCGGCAACGTCACCGACGCGCTGTTCCACACCGCGACCGGCGGCACCAGCGGCTCGACGTGGGTCAATGATGCCAACATGGCCCACGGCGTTGGTCACCAGGTGCTGACCAGCGGCGGCACCAGCGGTTGGGCGGCGCTGTTCAGCTACGCGTACGCGTGGAACTGCCAGGTGAAGGACGGCAGCCAGATCAAGGCGAGATTCAGGGTGGCCGCAGTTGGTGGCACGGCATCGCAGTTCCGCATCGGCTTCGCGCGGTCGCGTGACAACACCGCGCCGCCTACTGACTGGTCGGTTCTCGACTACACCAAGGCCACGTCCGCAAACCTGCGGCTCCGCTGTCGAACCGCAAGCGGCACGGAGGCGATCACGACCACTGGCACCGCGGTGGCGGATGTCGAGTACAGCCTCACGATCACCTTCTCTGGCACGACGGCCATCTTCGAGGTGAATGGCACCGTGCTCGGCACGGTGACCAGCGGCGTGCCCATCGGCGTGGCTGGCGTGCTGTTCGCCATGTTCGAGGCCACCAGCGCGTGGTCTGGCATCGACGTGGAGCAACTGAAGTACATCCCGCCCTACTCGGCAAGCTAACCCCCATGGCCGGCGAACTAGTCACCTACAGATTCCTCGGACAGCCTAGCCTTGCGGACCCGCAAGGAGCGCGCGAGCACGAGCGCACGCGCGTCAAGCCGATGCCGTTCGATGCGACTGCCATCGTCTGGGGGCCTCGGCGCACCGAGGGCCGCGATGAGTTCGCGACGCTCATCGTGCCGGTCAAGGGCGGCAACATCTGCATCGACAACGCCCGCAAGGACGACACCCCGAACCCACCCGAAGGAACGTACCGAGAGATCACCTAGGCTGGCCCGAAGGGGCAGAAAGGCAACGCACGATGGCAATCCCACCAGGAGCACTCACCGCAGCACAGCAGAAGGGCGTCGACCCAGTCGACTGGCGCTACCCGAGCACGCCCGACGGGCTGATCTATCGATGGGACGGCGGCTGGTTCCAGCCGATGGGCCACGAGGATCACCGCTGGGATCGCGAGTTCCAGTCGAGGTCGGTCAGCGTGGACATCGACGACGACACCGCGCTGCACCTCGCCTTCGTGGCCCTGCGGAACTGCACGGTGACGGGCATCCGCATCGTGGCGACCACGGGGACCACGAGCGTTCCGGCCGATCCGGGCCCCGAGGTCTCGATGCTGGTCGAGGTCATCAACGCCACGGCAGAAGAGACGCTGGCCTCTCACAGCTCCCTGGTCGAGGGCGAGATCGAGGCGCTGACGGCCTTCGAGCCGGTCATCACCGGCGAGACCAACCTCGCAGCCGGCGACGTCCTGCAGGTGCAGTTCACCGCGGTCGGCGACCCGGGGCCGCTCGGCGAAGTTCTTGTTGTGCTGGAGACGGTCCCGCGGTAGACCATGGCCAGCTCCACCAGGGCGATCGGCCGAAAGGCGTGGTCGCTGTGACTGATACGTACTCAGTGTCGGTGTGGAACCCCGCGGGGGCGGGGCGGAGGTTCGTGGTCTCCCTGGTGGCCATCGTGGCCCTGCTGGTGGCGCTCGCGCCAGCCCAGCGGAAGGTGGTAGTCCACAACCCCACCAAGGAGGCGACGCGGCTCGTCCAGTGCCGCATCTCGACCCTGGTGGACCTGGTCCACGACGAGGCCGGCGACGTGGTGTCCCACGCCTGCACGCCGCTGCACGGTGCCTGGTTGCTCGAGTTCGTGGCCGACCTGCCGGCGTTCAAGGCGCGCACCTACACGGCCGTGCCGCCGGCATCGCCGGCCGCCGAGGTGGGCACGGTCGCCGGCCTCGCTGCCGGGCCACCGGAGCGGGTCGCCACCTCGACCATCCTGGTCGGCGGTGCGCCGCTGGACTTCAGCCGCGCCCGCGTGCTCAAGCACTCGCGGCTGCGGTCCATCACACGGGTTCCCTTCTCGCCCCCTCCGGCCCAGGGCGGTGGCCTGGGGGGGTGGGTCGACTTCGAGTGGGTGCCCACCGCACCCGATGCGATCGCCTTCCACGTCTGGTTGGTGGCGCGGCCGATCGGCGACTCGTTCGTCAACCTGCCCGCGATCGCCTTCGAGACCTTTGGAACCCTCGCGCCGGTCTGGGACCACGCCGGCCGCAAGGGCATCACGACCCAGCACGGGCCAGGCGACTACACCAAGACGGTGCTGGCGCCGGCGATGCGCTGGGGCCGCTTCCAGGGGCAACTGTTCCACGGCCACCTCGCCACCGGGCCGGGTGCCTCGTGGCTGGCCGATGTCCCGCTGCACGGGTCGCAGCTCGACGTGGTGGTGGAGGGCACCGCGCTCTACAACGGCCCGCAGCCGAGCACCCAGGCGCTCCAGTCCTACCTGGGCAGCCTGAACCACTGGATCGGCCAGGCCCGCGGCAAGCCGTGGTCGCCGCCCGACCCGATGGGCCTGCGGGCGGCACCCGGCGGCACCGGCGACCAGCCCGACTTCGGCGAGAAGAAGCTCTGGTGGTTCCCGCTGCAGCCGCGCGGGGTGATGCGGCTCGCCAGCGAGTGCATCAGCCAGGAACTGTGCCGCGGGGTCTGGCACATCGAGAAGGACGGCAGCACGCGCGTCGTCGGCGCCGCGCACCCGCAACTGCGGATCTGGGATTCGACGATCCACTGGAACGCGGGGATCAGCCCGGACCGCCTCGACGCGGATGGCCCGTGGGCGGACTGGCTCACGGTGGGCGGGTTCTGGGGCTGGGACCTGCAGCACCTGTCGATCAACTTCCTGCTCGACTACGCGGAGATCACCGGCGAGTACTGGGCGCTCGAGCTCATCGACTGGCTCTGCGACACCTGGCTGATGAGCCTGAACGACCAGGCTCCGCGGGCGACGGGGCGTCAGCTCTACGCCATGACGCGGGCGGGGCAGCTCCTCGGCCGCGCCGACGTGCGAGCGTTGTGCATCCAGCGCGCTCGCAGCCAACCGACGTTCATCGGCGCCAGCCAGGCGAGCTTCGGACGCATCGGGCCGGACGCGCGCAACCTGCTCGTCGAACAGACCATCTGCTGGCAGGATGGCATGTGCATCGCCGGCCTGGCCTACTGCGCCGAAGTCTTCGGCCTGCAGGACGTCAAGGACAAGTGCTGGCAGGTCGGCAAGGTGTGGCTGCAGAACGCCTGGCGCGACACCGGCTACAGCGGCGGGCGGCTGGAAGTGCTCAAGGCCATGGCCTGGAACGGCGGCGTCCGCCTGACCGAGCAGCAGTACCAGGCAAACAAGTCGCTCGGTTTCCCTCCGGGCGAGGCGCTGATCGAGCACAGCCAGGGAACCGACTTCACCAACTGGAACATGGCCGGCGTGCGCTGGCTGCTGCAGGAGGCGAAGATCCGCCTGGATCCAGGCATCGAGGCGCTGGCGCAGCGGATCATCGAGGAGCACCGGCCGCTCAACACCAGCGTGCCGAAGCTGTCGTGGTGGTGCCTGTGGAGCGACGCGGCATGAGCCCGACGGACCATCCTGGCACTGTGGCGGCTGCGCGAGAGTTCCTGATGGCGTGCCGAGCTGAGCACGACCCGCACGGCAAGGCCGCGCACGAGCCGGGCGCCAAGCTCGACGCGGGCAAGCTGCAAGCGGGCCTGCTGTTCGACTTCCGCGGGGCGCTGCGTGCGGTCGCCGAGGTGTCGGACCACGGCGCGCGGAAGTACTCGCGCGGTGGCTGGTTGTCGGTGCCGCAGGCGCAGGAGCGCTACACCGACGCGCTCTGGCGGCACCTGCTGGCCGAGGGCGCTGACGCCGACTCGGGGCTGGACCACCTGGCCCACGCGGCCTGGAACCTCCTGGCGATCTTGGAGCTGCGGCTCAGGGGTGCGACGTGACCGAGAAGCAACTGCGCGCGATCGAAGGCCACGCCGAGATCGGCGGCAGCCTGCCGCGCGCCATGGCCAGGGAGCTGATCGCTGAGATCCGGCGGCTCTGGGCGGAGCGAGACGAGAAGCTCGCCGACCTGGAGGCGCGGGTGAAGCAGCTCGAGAGGGGGCGAACGTGAGCGACACCGTGCGCGAGGGGTCCGTTGTCAACCTGGTCGCCAGCGGCATGACCGGCTACGCGCGCGCCACCGTCTTGTTTATCAACGCCGCCGAGGTCCACCTGCGGTGCCACGATCGCGAGCTGAACTCGCGCGAATGCCAAGCACACCCATCGTGCCGGCCGCTCTACCGGGCCGCCTTCGACGCCTGTTTCCGAGGAGTTGTGAAGCCATGAACACCCACCCCCTTCCTCGGCGCCGCCGCGGCGCTAGTAGCCCTCCCGCTACCGCCCGCGCTGCGGTGGCGCTGATTCTGCTCTCCGCGTGCGCGAGCGCGCCTGACCTGGTCTCGCTGACCTTGCGGGCGACTGAGCTGGCAGCGCAGATCGAGCAGGCGCGGCGAGACCTGGAGGCCGGCACGCTGACCCCGGTGGAGGCGGCCGAGCTGATCGCGCGGCTCAACGCTGAGCTGCTGGCGGTGACGGCTGAGATCGAGAAGCTGAGGGCCAAGGATGCCACCGACAACGCTCGCTGATCCGCTGTCCCTGCTGACGGGCCTGGGCGTGCCGGCACTGTCCGCGGTGGCGGTGATCCTCACGGTCAAGCTGTTCCTGGCCCGGATGCGCGATAGCCAGATACTCGGTCACGAGGTAGCGAAGGACTTGGCGAACCAGTACCGCGAGAACCTGGCCTTGGTGACGCAGAGCCACACGCAGGCACTGGTGCAGCTCGCCCAGAAGCAGGAGAAGCTGGCCAACGCGGTGCATGAGCTGACGATCGAGCTGCGGTCAGGCGCGGCAAGGCGGGAGGCGAACAAGTGACCCGCTGGGCGCACGAGGCGTTGTTCCATGCGACCGTGTTCGTGGCGGCCATCGCAGCCTACGCGCTCATGGACCTCCTGCCGCCGCTCACCGCTTGGCTGTGGCTGGCCTGCGGGTCGGCCTACGCGGGCGGCTACGTGCTCACGCGGTGGTGCATTGGGTGGGATCGGACTCGGGAGGGTGGCAAGTGATCCGCTACCGAGTGCTCTGGACGCGCTCCGACGTGCGCTGGCTGCTGGGCGGGCTGGCGGGGTTGGCGTGCTTGGCGCTGCTGGGGGTGTGCCGTGGGTGAGCTGGACGAGGACGAGATGCGCGAGCTGCTGGTCATCGAGATTGACCACCTGCGTGCCGAGCTGGCCGAGGCTGCTGTGCTCTTGCAACGAGTAACGCGGCACGATCCCGACCCCTACGGACTGGGAGAGAAGATCGGTTTGTTCCTGGCCAAGTGGCTGCCCAAGGACGAGGGGGTGTGCGGTGGGTGAGCTGGACGAGGACGAGATGCGCGAGCTGCTGGTCATCGAGATTGACCATCTGCGCGCCGAGCTGGCCAAGATGGCGCAGGCGTTCGACACCTACTACTGTCGCAACAACCACGTAGACCCGGAGACCGAGGCCCTGATCGCCAAGTGGCTGCCCAAGCAGGAGCCGAAGCAAGAGGTGAGCGATGGTGAGTGACGTGATCCGCGAGGCGTTGGCGCTGCACCACAGCATGGTGATGGGCGGTGAGCGGCCTAGCGAGCAGTCGGAGGCTGTGTTCCGCGCGGCAATGGATGAGCTGAAGCGCGACCCCATGGCGATGCTGGAGGACCTGGCGGCGCGAGACCTGTTCCCCAAGCTGGAGTTCGGTGGCGGTGGCAAGTGGCACTGTTGGCTGTGGGTCGGCACTCCGCTGCTGTGGCGGGGCGGCGAGGGGCACCCCACCCCCGAGGCAGCGATCGAGGCGGCGTTCAAGCTGGCGCAGGAGATGGAGGGCGAAGGTGGCTAAGTACCGCAAGAAGCCGGTTGTGATCGAGGCCGAGCAGTTCTGGCCCGAGAAGCTGCCGTGGCCCGCTGGTGTAGTTCGCGACCCAGCGCCACACGTCACGGCTTCGTGGTGGATCGAGACTCTGGAAGGTGGACACGTCGTCACCCCCGGCGACTGGATCATCACTGGCGTCAAGGGCGAACTATACCCGTGCAAGCCGGACATCTTCGAGGCGACGTACGAGGCAGCGCAGGAGCAGGGCGATGAGTGACGCTCCCTTCCGCTACACGGTCGAGCTGACCCACACACCGAACTACGTCGATGGCGCGGACCATTGGGTGGCCGAGATGGGCGACTACCTGGAGACCGCTGACAGCCTGCCCCGTGTGCTGTGGAAGCTGGCACGAGCCCTGGAGGCATGCGGAGAAGGCATTGCCGATCCTGACCATCCGATGGTGTTCGAGGACGTGGACCTGGACGCTGTGCTGAGGGGCAACGATGAGTGACGCTCGTCGCAAGTTCCTGTTCGACGGCTGCGAGTGGAATCCGCAGGAGAGCCGGGCCGCCCTGGAGTCCGACGACCACTTCCAGCGCGTAGCGGCCGAGGTCGTCGTCGGAGCGGATGGGCAATGGAGGCTGTGCCAGTCGTGCGCCAACTTGCCCAGGTTCGCGAGGTTCAGGACATGGACGGAGATTCCGCGCGACAGGCAACGGGCGGGCAAGGACGCAAGCTACCGCACCTACCGAGGCAGGCGACCATGAAGCAACCACCATCCCGAACTATCCGCGACTGGGTGCTCGAAGCTACGGAAGAAGACCTGCGTGCGGCGCTCGGCGACGAGGAGTTCGACAAACTCGCGCAGCTTGGCAAGGGCAGCGTCGAGCGCGCTTTGACCGAGGGTGAAATAGACCGCGCTGTCGAGTACGTCGCGCAGCACACGGACAGCCACATGTTCTGCGAGGCGGATAGCGTCATCCCGTGGCGATATTGCCGGCGGTGTATGCGGATTTGGAACGAGGTCATGGCCAAGAAGCCATGCAAGGGACCATCGAAGCTGGGCCTGCGATGAAGTGGATTCACGTCGAGAATGCCGTGCTGGGCTTCGTCGAGTTGCCGTTCCGCGTCATCGCACAGGCTTCTCGACCGTGGTGGCTCCTCCTCGGCATCTCCATCGGCTTCTGCGTCGCCTGGTGGTGCAAGCCCGGCGTGCTGGCGGGGCGGGCGAGCGCGGCGGTTGTGGATCATCGAACGCCATCCGTGAGCGACAACGTGGATTGCGGATCATCGGCGAGCTGCACCATCCTCGCCTTCGGGGACGTCCAACAGGGGCCAGCTATCTTCAGCCAGCTCCTGGATCGCACCTTCGCGCAAGCGAACTGCCTCCTTGGGCTCGGGGACATGGTGCAGCATTCGTGTCCGACCCACTGCGCCGAGTGGATCCCGTTCGCCAACTGCTTCGCCAACCGCGACTTCTCGCGCATCCAGGACATCGCGTTGGCTCTCGGGAACCACGACGGCCCGCACGACTGGTGGTGGCGGACCTTCGGCGTCTCCTGGTCGTTCCGCACCTGGGGCGCTGGTACGGTCGCAGTGGTGATCCTGGACAGCTACGAACAGCCGGTGATCCGGAACAGTCTTCTTGGCGGCGGTGCGCAACGGACCTTCCTCCAGGAGGCCGTGCGCGCACAAGCATGGACGGGGGCGCGCTGGCGCATCGCCGCTTTCCACCACGCACCCACGACCGAGCTATGGGAAGGTGCTTGCTACTATCCACCGCGGCAGGAGCTGCAGGAGACTGTGGCGCTGCTCGATGCTGCCGGCTGCGACCTGCTGCTCTGCGGCCATGCGCACGGATACCAGCGCGGCAAGCTGGGCCGGATGCTGTTCGTGGTGAGCGGTGGCGGCGGCGGCTGGCTGGACCGCTGGTGCCGCGACGTGCCGGAGATCGAGGTGGCGCTGGCGGTGCACCACGTGCTGCTGGTTGAGGCGACTGACGCGGCGCTGACGGTGCGGGCCATCGGGACCGACGGCCGCGAGATCGACCGGGTGGCGCGCTAGCGCCTGCGTGGTGGGCAGAGGCGCCGTTGAACCGGCGACCTCAGCAGTTCAGCGGCGGGGCTCGGTGATGTCCGCGATCTTGCCATCGCGGAAGTAGAACCACCACGTCTCATAGCCGGTGTAGGCACCGAAGCTGTTCTTGGCGTTGACGTCGACCGCCATCCGCCAGCCGTAGGTGATTCCAGGGCCGAAGAGGCCGCGCGAGCCCCACCACGCGCGTTCGAAGCCGTACCACCGAAACTCGGCTGAGCCGGGGTCCTTCAGAACCCCCTGGATCAGGATGCGGATCGCCGCGCGGCAGGTGTACCAGTCCGGCTCGGGGCCGTAGTCCGCCGCGGCTTGCTCCTCGGCCGTCGGGTAGACCGCACACCCGCCAAGGATGGCCAACGCCACGCCTCCCCAGAGCTGCCGCATCACGTCCTCTTGAGCTGGTTGGCCACCTGCTGGACCCGCGCCACGAGCTCGCGCGTCTCGCGCCGGATCTTCTCCTCGACGGCGTTGGAGTCGACGCCGAGCAGATAGTCGGCCGACACCTGGTAGACCTCGCAGAGGGCCTTCACTTGCTTCGCTCGGGGGTCCCGCTTGCCCTTCTCCCAGTTGGCGAGGGCGCGGGATGTGAACTTGCCAGACCGCTCGGCGATCGCCTCTCGGGTCTCCTTGCCGCGCAGCTCGAGCAGTCGTTCTGGTAACGAACCTGTGGAGGTCGAGGCCATGGGCCGCCTCTCCCTACCGCCGGGACGGGATCCTACCACTTTTCTTGGCACTGGGGTCTTGAAATGGAGCAAACGGGTCGATAAGGGATCGGAACGCCACATGGAGGAACTGCCCAAGACGATCAGCGTTGCCGCCGCAGCCGAGGTCATCGGTTGCCATCGGAAGACCCTCGCGCGGCGCTCGCGGGAGGGCACCTTCCCGCCGATCAGGCGCGTCGGAAACCGCCATGGCGTCGTGCTTGTCGAGGACCTCGAGGCCTTCATCCGCGGGGAGTGGAAGCCAGCGGCGGAGGCCACCAATGGCCGCTAGCTCACGCCCCGCCCAGCTCACGGCGGATCGCCTCGGCCGCGGCCTCCAGGTCCTGCGGCAGGGTGCCCAGGTAGCGCGAAGTCATCGTGAGGCTCTGGTGGCCGAGCAACCGCTGCACGACCTGCAGGGGCGTCCCTGCGCGGGCGAGCGCGGTCGCGTAGCTGCGGCGCAGGACCCGGCCGTTGAGGCGGGGTTCGCCTGCGCGGTGCCGCCAACGAGCCAGCAGGGACCCCAGGCTGGCCGGCGGGCAGATCGGGCCGTCGGCGCCCGCCTGCAGCGCCAGGCGCAGGGCAACGGCAGCCACCTCGCGGCCGAGCGGCAGGGTGCGGATGCCCCCCACCTTGCCGGTCACGTCGACGGTGGCGCGGTCGCCGCCCACGGCGCGGATGTCTCTGCCGCGCAGGCGGCCGAGCTCGTAGGCGCGCATGCCAGTCGCGGCGAGCAGCACGACGATGTCGGCGGCTCGCTGGCAGCCCGGGGACCCGGTGGCGCGGATTCGCTGCACCACCTGGCGCACCTCGGCGAGGGACAGCACGTGGCGCACCGGTTCGCTGTGCCGCGGGGGCTCGACGCCGGAGACCGGGTTCGGCTCGACGCCGGCGACCACGAACAGGCGCCCCAGCACCCGAAGGTCGTCGCGGATGGTATTGCCCGACACGCCGTGCAGCCGGCGCCGGTCGGCGCAGAGCCGCGAGATGTCCGCGGTGGCGTAGCTGCCGCAGGGTCGGTCGGGGTCGAGCAGCTCGAACAGCCGGTCGTACCGCTTCCGGTAGCCGTCCTCGGTCCACTCGGAACCGCCGCGTCCCAGCATTCGCTCGACCGCCAGCTCGGCGGCTTCGCGCAGCGTGAGAGCGGGTCCCCCGCCGCTCCCGACCAGCAGGTCTCTCAGCCTCCCCAACAGGCCGCGCCGCCCAGCGCCGTCTCGGGCCGGCACCTCGCCGGCCATCGTCGCCACGGCTCAGCGCCGTCGTCAACCCCCTCTTCGGAGGATCGTCTCGTGGATGTCAGAGAACAAAGAAGACTGGTGGGTAGACCCGGGATCGAACCGGGGAACCCCAGCATTTTCAGCAAGTCTCAAGAGACCGATAGCAAGGTCACTTCCGTAGCACATAGCAGGCTCAGTCCTGCAATGCTGGTTGCGGCAGATTGCCATAGCACGGCAATTGCACGCTGGGTGGCCGGGCTCGTGCGGCGCG